CGATATTGCAGATGGTCTGAAGGTTGGAAGCCAAATGCTTCAGACACACGCTAATCTTGTGGAGGAGCAACAGACTTTCCACGAGTATGCCGCCCGCACCATTGAGACACTTAAAGAGGGAGAGTAGTCATGCCACAGGCAAATAAGCCAGCAATGACGTCAGGCCCTGGCGCACTATCGCGCAGAACCGATGGCGGACCAGCATCAAAGCAAGCACAACGGTATATCTCTGGTATGCCTAACTACGGAGATGGGCAAGAATTGGCAAACTTACAAGCATCAGCGCCTATGGCGCAAGGCCAGTCTGCCAAGCCAATGCCTCAGGCTGCTATCGCAGCAGCGGCACAAGCAGGCGGACAGTCAGCAATGCCACAACCTGCACAAGGCCCACAAGCAATGCCACTTGACGTACCATCTCAAATGCCTGGACAGCCCGTCACCCACGGTGCTGATGCAGGACCAGGTGCTGATTCTTCAGCACTTATTCTTCCAAAGCCAACTGACCAGCGTCAGCAAGAAGTAAGCGCTTTAGTATCGCGCTACTTGCCAGACCTTCAGGCTGCAACAAACATTCCTGGTGTACCAGATTCATACAGAAAGTTTGTTAATTATTTAACTAAGCAGGCACAATAATGCAGCAATGGCAAGAAGGCACAATCTTCGACAACATTGACAAGTTTGCTAATAGCCTTGGCTATGAGAATGCAGGAGTGGTAATTCCTCTTGCTATGGTTCCTTGGCAATCAACAGATGACAGAGACGCATTTATTCGCGCACTTACCGACACAGACCCTGCAGGTGGTGAAGGTAATTTATTTTCTAATATTATGAAGAAGGGTGGTACTAAGTAGTGTCACTCTGGTCAAATATTCTTGATGATATTAAAGGCATTGCATCTGGTTTTGTAGGTAGCGCAGCACAGGCTGGCGCAAATATTGGAGCACAACAGGTTGCAGGCACTCAGGCTCCTCAATCAGTACAGGCTTTACAGGGCCAGGCTCAGCAGGCTATTGCTGCCGCTGGAGTTAAAACTGCACCCCAGGCTTCTTCAGACTTACTCCTTGCTGCATCTAAGCCAGTAGGGGAAGCAACATCTAAATTTATAACACGTCCAGTATCAACACTTGGATTGTTAACAGACGTTAATAGCCCGCTATATCAAGATGGTTTTCAACTATCTGATGTTCAAAAGGCTTACAACCGTTCTGCCAAAGTATCACCATTTCAGGCTTTAACTCAAAGCAGTATTTTTCAAGATACACCATTTGGTCAACTTGCAGATAATCTTCTTAAAGATGGCGGAGTAAATCTCCAAAAAGTAAATCTTTGGGATGATGCTGACATTAAGAAAAACTTTGTTGATAATCCAGTAGGTAAATGGTTTACTGGTACTGGTGATTTTGTTCTTAGCAATGTTGCCATGGGTGGCGTAACTGGTCTTGCAAAAAGCGCTGCAGGTGGAGCGCTCAAGGCTACAAACCTTACAACATCAATTGCTTCAGCAGCAGACCTTGCTAAATTAGATGCACTTGCAGACTCACATATTGTTCATGTCCAGTCTAAGCAAATGATGGGTACGCCTACAGTATTTGGCGCAGATGTACAGCAGTTGGCTGACACAAAAGACATGAACCTTATCGTTAATAAGGTACGCGACTATTCCAACAATGAGGCATTGCCTGCGCTTATTCAAAAGGCAAGCAATCCAACTGTTGTTAAAAATCTTCTTCTTGCTGATAAAGGCTATATGCCAGCCATTGAGGCACTTGGCAACACAGCACCGCATGACTTGTGGACACTTAATGACACCAATGCATTTATTGCTGGTAACGTAGCAGCAACTGGAAAGTTGCCAGTATTTGAAGGCGATGCATTGTCTCGCACAATCGCAGCATTTGATGCAGCAATTGCGGAAAGCCCAGCGCATAAAGAAATTTATGATGCATTTCTTACCAGCAAAGGCGAGATATACACAACACCCGAAGGTGAGCAAAAGGCATATGAAGGAACATATGTCCGTAACCTTGGTAATTCTTATAAACCAATTGACCCTAAATTCTTTGGCGATACAATTGGTAAGTTAAATACACGCATTGATGAACTCAAAGCCGCAGCAACAACTCGTGATTTTAACGGAATTGGTGGGGCAACAGAAACCATTTTAGGCAATGGAACCAAGGGTCCAATTACTTCCCTTATTCGTTTTGTTGGAACATCTAAACCACGCGGATATATTACATTCTCAGGTGCTCGACCATGGGATGGTGTTGATGAAATCAATGCAATGTTTGATGATATCCGCACATTCACCAAGGGTGATACTCCAATTCATATTGGTTATGAAACCGCTGGGGATACGACTGTTCCTATTAAAATCAGTGCTGCTGAATATCGCAACAAAGTAATTCAAGATTTTATGGATGCTAAAACTCCATCCGAAAAGGCTGCAGTTATTGATGAACTCGATAAGCGCCTTGGCCATGACTTAGGCCGTACACTTGGTTTTTATGACAAAAATGAGATGGATGCATTTGTTGCAGCCGCACGCGACAAAATGATTCAAACTCATAATAGTTTAACTCGTGATGGCTTTGCTTTTGATGCCGCTGGACGTCGTATTGTTACAGAGCCAAACACCCAGCGTCAATTAGTTGATTCAATTCCAATGCTTCCATGGGGCAAAATTGAGCGCGATATGCTTACACAAAAGCAAACATTTGGTGCACTTACCCAGGCTGCTCCTGGTGTTGCCCATAGCGCATTTGAAGGAATGAACAAGTTATTCTCAATGAGCGTACTTGGCCGTCCTGCTTACATTCCAAAAAACAGCATTATTGAACCATTGACTGCATCATTCTTATCAATGGGTACAAAATATGCAGAAGATACTATTGGAACAACAGCATCTAACTTTATTAAGAATAACAAGAATCGCATCATTACCGCATCAACGCGAGTTGGCGACAAACTTGGCACAACAAAACTCAAGGCAGTTAACCAAGAATTAGATAACGTATTTAACCGTTATGCTGAGGCAACTGACCATCTTGATACTGTTCTTGCTGAGCACGAAGATGCCCTTAATACAGACAAACTTTCTCCTGCTGCAAAAGCAGAGCACCTTGAAACAATCAAGGCAAATCTAAGAGAAGCACAAAACCTTGTTGCTCGCATTGAAGTACAGGTTGATATGGCTGCCAAAAACTATGGCGTTGTTGAACACGTACCTTCAGTTGCTGGCTTGAAGCGTCGCATTGATTTTCTTAATAGCCAACCAGGTGTTGCTGGTAACTATGGTTCAGAAATTAATTCTGCCAAGGTTCTTCTTCAAAAAGCAATTGGTAATATAACTACCCTTTCACCAGATATTGCCGAACGTAATCTTGCTGTTGAAAAGGCTTGGAAAGTTCTTGACAATGTTGCTGCCAAAAGCGGAACTGCCGTTAAAGAACAGGCTGAATTGCTTGCACAGCGCGAATCAAATAAAAAGCGCTTTTATGGCTCAACAGAACCTCTTACTTTCAATGTTGGCAATAGAACACTTACAACTAAAAGATTGTTTGACCCAAATGCTTTTGGTGAAGCGCTTCGTAGCGAATTCTCAAACGAAGACACCCAGGAACTTAACTTCATGGGAGAACTTCGCACTGGCTCAAAGGTAGGGCTATTAGCCCGCAAGGGTCCAACTGGCGTTGTTGATGTAAACAATCCAATCTACTTTGAGGAACTTGCCTACGTTGTTAATCGTCAGATGCGCGGGGACCCGCTTGTAGATAAAGTCCTTAGCGGCCAGTCTGACCAAGCCATTTTTGACTGGGCTAAGACACGTGAGGGCGTAGCCTATATGCGTCAATTTGGACTTCAATCTCCAGCAGATATGACATCAATTGTCCATGACCGTATTAACTTTGTTAAGCGTTACCTACCTGATGACGCAGCCCGTGCCTATGCAACAAAAGGCGACGTTACATCTGCAGGTTTACAAAAGTTGCTTGCCAATAAAACAACTATTCTTTCTCCAATTCACCCATTGGATATTGATTACCCATCAGCAGCAACTCTTGGTAAGTTAAGTTCTGCATCTCAAAAAGTTCAAGATACAATGAACAATGCATGGAAATATCTCGCATCTGCAGAAAATCCATATCGTTGGATTTGGGCTGATAAAAAGTTTGCCGCTGTCATTGAAAAGAAAATCAATATTCTTGCAGAACAGGGAGTTCCATTAACAGACGAATCTGTTAATGCTCTTCGTCAGGCTTCATATCGTGAAGCCCTTGATGAGGCGAGCAAGGTTTTTTACAACATCCGTCGTCAGAATCGTGCACTTTATGCTGCTCGTACTGTGGCTGCATTCCCATCTGCATCAGCAAATGCTATGTATCGCTTCGGCCGCTTAGCAATTAAAAGCCCAGACCGTATGGCTGGATTGCTTCGTAACTACAATAGCCTATATCAAACATTTGGCGTAGACAAAGATGGTAACCCAGTTACCAATGTAGACGATGCTGCATACATTGTCATTCCTGGCACAAAGGAAATGGGACTATTTGGTGGACAAGGAATTCGCCTTAGCACCAAGGCAGTTGGCTTCTTAGCCAACCTTCCTGGTCCATCATGGCTAACAACCATGGCTATCGGTGAATTTACCAAGTTCCGTCCAGATAACGCACAAGTTGTCAAGGGGCTTATTGATAACACGATTGGCCATATTCCTGGCATGGATTACAACAGCCTATTCCCAATGGGTGTTGATTCAAGTGTAGGTTCAAACTTTGTGCCATCATGGCTTAGCGATGCTAGAAAGTATTTGATGGGCAGCGATTCAAGCGCTGACTTCCTACAAGTACATCGCATGGTCAATGACTATCGAATGACTCAGTGGGAGATGGGCCTTGGTCCAAAGCCAACCATGCAGTCAGTTATGCAGGAAACAAAGAATTGGTTTGGAGAGCGTGCGCTTTGGCGCTTTGCTTCACCGTTTGGTATGGCTCCTAAACAAGATAAGCCAGGTCAACTATTCCAAGATTATGGAACACTTCTTCTTAAGAAGTACAATGGAGATGCCAATAAGGCTCAGCAGGAAATGCACCAAGTTCTTGGTAACGCATTCCCAGCAGACCGTTACCTTTATCGTGGTAGCACAAAGTCAGCCTACTTATCTCAAACCGTTGAAGGTTATGCCCGCATATGGCAGAACAACGCTGACCTTGCAAAGCAACTAGAACAACTTGACCCAAAGGCTGTTGGGCTTCTTACTGCAGATATCACTGGGGACCCAGACCCACAGGTTCAGAAGTTTATGGCAAACCCAGGAACAAAACTTCCTGGTGGAACCATTCTTAATGGACCTGCTTTATCGCCTCAACAATACGAAACAAACCTTCAGATTAACCGTGTGTGGAATGCCTATCGCAATGATAAGCAGAACTTGCTCGATACACTTCGCAAGCAAACAAACAATCCAAAGGCTCGTATTGCGGATTATCCAGAAGTCAAAGCGGCATGGGATGCCCGCCTTGCTCAGTTGTCTAAGTATAGCCCACAGTGGTGGGATGAATACCAGAAGTCAGCCAATGGCGATAATTCATACACCATGGCCAAAGGCTTGCAAGACATCCTAAGCAATAAAAAGTTTATGGATAAAAACGGTAATAATGATTTTTGGCAACAAGCCAAAACATTTATTAATTATCGCAATAAGGTAGTTGATGCGCTCAATAGCCCAGCAGTTAAAGCCGCTGGCGCAACAACAGCACTTAAGCAAGCATGGATTTCATACCTGCAAAATGATACTTCTGGATTGTGGAACCCACAACTTCAGGAAATTATTGATAGATACTTTGTAAACGATAGCCTGAAAGGAACAATGTAATGGGTACACCAGGCTCAAAACTTCCATTTAAGGTTAGCGGAAATGCGCCACAAGTAGGTGCGGGTTCGGGTACTAACACTACGCCAGGAGTAATTCCACCATTTAATGTCAATTTATCTGGTCTTCAAGGTAAAAGTAAAGCACCAAAATCATATGCTTATATTGATGGCAAAAAAGTGCTCACTACTCAAGCCAACCAAATGTGGCTTAATTTATCTGCAGATGAACAGGCTCAAGTAAGAACCTTTGCTGTCGAACAGGGCATGCGCCCTTCTCAGGCAAAAACTGCCTGGGGTCAATTAGTTGCTGCATCATCTCAATCATATGCAGCAGGTATTCTTAAGACTCCTTGGCAGGTTCTTCAAGAGCAGCAGAGCAATAAGCCTACAACTTACACAAGCACAACTAAAGAAAATTATAGCCCAGATGCTCAGACATCAGCAATTAATAATTCATATGTCAAGTTAGTTGGCCGTCTTGCTACTCAGGATGAAATCAATTCAATCATCACCGCTGCCAATAAGCAGCCTGGTAGCACAAACCAAACCACATATGGACCTGGTGGAGCAACAACTGTATCAACTCCAGATTTAACTCCTGAGCAGATTGCCCAGCAGCAATTGCTTACATCTTCACAGTACCAACCAGAACGCCAGCGTCAGCAGAATCTTGGGTTTGCTACATGGCTAGATACCGCTATGCGTGGCGGAACACAAGCGACAACGGGGTTGACAAATGGCTAGTTATACAGCAGATAATCCAACAACAACTCCAAATACGTCACCTGCTGGTGGTTCTTCAACACAAGTAACCGCCGCAGGCGGGGACCCAATGATTGTTTCCATTACGGAAGCAATGATTGCAGCACACCCAGAACTGGCAGCAGTACGTGACTTATACCTCAAGGGCGAATATGCCGCTGCGACTAACGCTCTTTACAATACAGAGTTTTACGCAAATACAAGTCCTACAATTTTCTCTAACGAGAATACAAAGATTAATCAGCCTGGTGTATACCAACGTGAAATTCAAACCGCTTGGCTACCAGCACTTCGCCAGGAAGCAATCGCTAAAGGCTTGCAGATTAGCGATGCAAACCTTACCGCTATTGCTCAGAAGGCTTATGATTTAGGGCTTACCCCTACATCTCCTGCAACACTAGAACTTTTCCGTGGCACCGATTCAACTGGCAAACCATATGTAACTACCATCCAGGGTGGTATTGCATCAAATGCTAAGCAAAACATTGCTACAGCAAATGCTGATTACAGCGGTAACTTTAACCAAGACTGGGTTAACCAGGCAGCACAATCAGTTGCTGAAGGTACTACAACAGAGCAATACTGGACTGACCAAATCAAGGCTAATGCCAAAAGCGCATTCCCTGCATGGTCTAAACAAATTGATGCTGGTTTGACTATGAAGCAAATCGCATCTCCATACATCACTGCTTACTCACAGATTCTTGGCATTGACCCAGCATCAATCACTCTTAGCGACAACCTTCTCAAAAAAGGTTTGCAAGGCAATGACCCAACTCAGCCAGCAGGTATGCCGCTTTGGGAGTTTGAAAAGCAAGTACGTCAGGACCCACGATGGGCAACAAGTAAGGATGCAATGGATAGCCTCAGCAGTGTAGGTAGCACCATTCTTCGTCAATGGGGGTTGATGTCCTAATGGCAACAACAAAGAAAGTTACCACTCCAGCACCGAAGCCTGCTGCTAAGCCAGCAGCAACAGTACCTACTGCTGCTAGCCTTCAAAGCCTTGCTGACAAACTTCGTGCCACCGCTGCCCCAGTAACACCTCAAGAGCAAGCCGCTGTTGCCGCAATTAAAAGTACTGCTGATGTTACCGCAGCAAAACAGGCACAAGCGGATGCAGCAGCAAATGCTATAGCAACAGCAAAACAAGTTGGTGGAATTGTGACTGCCAATGGCATGGTTGTCCAGCCAGCACCACAGACTCCAACAACTACTGGCATAACTGGTGGGCTAACTCCTCAGGAGCAGGCAGCAATTGATGCTGCTACAAACGCTGCAAATGCAGCGGCTGCCGCTACCGCAGCACAGACCGCTCAGGCTCAAGCGGCTGCCGCAGCAGCACGACAAAATGCAATTACATTTTTAACTTCAACATTTAATGACATGGGTCTTGGCGGAGATATCGCCAATGCTGTAACAAACCTTGTTCAACAAGGTTACACAGCAGACACCATTCAAATAATTGCTCAGGACCCAAAGAGCACTAACCCACTTGCTGTGGCATTTCAGCAACGCTTCCCAGCAAATGCTGCTCGTATGGCTGCAGGACTTCCAGTTCTTAGCCCATCAGAATACATTGCCACTGAGCGTTCATACGCACAGGTACTTGGTTCATACGGTTTAAGCAATGACTTTGCAACTAACAAAGATGTCTTTACCAAGTTGCTTACAAATGACATCAGCCCTACTGAACTAAATAGCCGTGCTTCTACAGCCAAGCAAGTTATTGAAAATACTGACCCCGCTGTTACCCAGCAACTTCAGGCTTTTTATGGCTTGACTCAAGGCGATATGATTGCTCACGTTCTTGACCCAAGCATTGCTACACCAATCATTGAAAAGCAGATTTCAACCGCTCAGATTGGTGCTGAAGCATCACGCTATGGCGCAAACATTAACCAATCTTATGGCGAGCAATTGACTGCACTTGGCATCACTCAAGCCCAGGCAGCACAAGGTTTCCAGAGCATTGCTCAGCAGCAGACTGCACTCCAGTCTGTAGCAGCAACTAACCCAGCATATCTTGCTGCTGGTTCAGTTGGTAGCGCTCTTCAGGCAGCAACCTTTGGTACCACTGGCGCAGTTCAATCTCAACAAGAAATTGAACGCCTCAAGGCGGCAGCAGCAAATCCATTTGGCGGTTCTTCTGGCGTAAGCAAGGGAAGCCTCATGGGCGCTGAAGAAGGCCTTTCCTAATAACTAGATTCCACACGGACTGACCAGCATCCGTTGTGCGTACCATTGACTGGTAGCGGGAGCCAAACTTCCTTCCCCTGGGAAACTTTGCGGCCTGCGTCACAACTAACGAAAAGGGAGTGCCACATGGCAAACCAATATGAAGATGACGACTTCGATGATATCGAAGAGACTCAAGATGCAAATGGTCCTGCGAATCTTCGCAAGGCATTGAAGCGAGCAGAAAAAGAAAAGAAAGACTTAGCAGAACAATTGGCTGCTATTCAGTCAGACTTACGCTCACGCTCAGTCAAGGAAGTATTGGCACAGAAAGGCGTACCAGATAAGGTCGCCAAATTTGTACCAGGCGACGTATCAACGCCAGAGCAGATTGATGCTTGGCTTTCTGAGAATGCTGACATTTTCGGAATTGCCCCAGCAGAACAGGCTGCTCAAGCCTCACAAGAACAGCAAGCAAACGTAGCATCGTACCAGCGTATTAACGCTGCAACACAGAATGCAACAACCCCAACTCGTGACCAGGACCTGGCCGCAAAGATTGCTGGGGCTAAAAACATTGATGAACTCAATGCATTAACAGGGCTACCAAGCCAGCGTTTTAGAGGCAACTAATTAACCCATCCGCACAAACCTTATAGAAAGAAGGTGACGCATGAGCAACGCATATACAGACATTACCTCTGGCTCGTCACTAGGTAACTACCTAGTTCAGACAGCGTATGACCGTTATGTCGAATTCGCACTTCGTGCTGTTCCTCTTATCCGCGACGTTGCAGATAAGAAGCCAGTACAGCAGGCTATGCCAGGTTCTTCTGTAGTCTTCCAGATTTACACAGACCTCGCAGCGGCTACAACCGCACTTTCAGAAACAACTGACCCAGATGCAGTAGCACTTGGAAACACAACTCAGGTTTCTGTAACACTTAATGAATATGGTAACGCTTCACTTGCTACACGTAAGTTGGAGTTGTTCTCACTTTCAGATGTTGACCCAGCAATCGCTGACATCATCGCATTCAACATGGCTGACTCACTTGACACAGTTGCACTCCAGACCCTCACAGGCGGAACAAACGCAATTGCTGAAGTTAACGGTTCTCTCGTATCTACCTTCGCAGGTACATACACAAACGGAACAACTAACAAGTCAATTCTTGGCGGCTCATCACCTGACGTAATCAAGTCTCGTGATATTCGTTTGGCTGTCGCTAAACTCCGTGCTAACAAGGCTGTCCCACGTCAGGGCGAGTACTACTGGGTTGGTATCCACCCAGAAGTTTCACATGACCTCCGTGCTGAGACAGGTTCTGGCGGATGG